GTTCGACGGCTTCAAATAAACTGCTCGCTACGGTCATTTTGGTAAATTCCTATATTCTGTTAGTGTAAAATCGTATCTTGACCAGGCCGGTGAACCGGTCCCCGTCGTTGCCTTCTGTGTTGAATTCTGGCGTCTCGTTGATAATGCAGGTCGCCGTGTCTTTTGTGTGCGATGAGCCCAGGTTAAAAGCGGTTTTAATCAACTCGGCCCGCGCGGTTATTGCATTAGCCCCGGCGCTTTGCGGGTACATCAGCCGGACGTATAAATAGCCGTTGTAAATCGTTTCTCGACAACTGCCGACCGGTGGCTCAGGAATCGCTTTTAAATACACTATTTGATACGGGGTACCGGTAACCGGCGTGTATTTTGTATTCTCCCAAACTGAAGCCAAGGCGGGTGTTATGCCGTTCAGCGTGTTTTCTAAAGCGGCCCTGATTTTTATTAAACTCATGGGTTAATCAATCGGGCTTGTTCGTTGGCTATGCGTTGCCAGTTCAAAACAGTTGCAGCAACAATAAATCCTGGTGGGGCTTGGTTGCTCCAGCCATCTTCAAGCGCCTGCGCATACGGCAAGTTGTTGGTGATGTAATGCACATTACCGGCGTTATAAATCTGTGATGCCCCGGTATTAATCCGGTCTTTCGATACCTGGCCGCTGGCGTCAATATCGGGCAAGTCGCCCAAAGGCCTAACCGATAGTCCATATTGCCAGTTGGCCCGAAAACGTCCGCCGACATAGCCGGGTGGAACTGGTGTGCTGGGCGCCCAATTAGTGGGATCGCCAACCGGTGAGCGGATAACCAGCTCTTCACCGGCCCCAATCAAAATACCGCGCTCAAGCCTTCTGAGATTGTTTTCAAGCTCACGACCGAAAGCGGCTAAGTCAATTGAGAAGCTCATTAATCAACTTTTATATATGCTCGACCAAATATTAACCTGTGCAATAATTCAAAAGGCCATGCCCACCACGGCACATAAAGTTCTGATGCTGCTACCCAAGAACCATTTATGTTATCTATTGTGGTAACTCTACAATTTAGCCACCACCGCCTGATAAACCACGGCTCCAATTGCGATTCTTTAAAGTCGTCAGTATTTTCATTCATCTGAATACGCCTCAATCAATTTCTGAGCGATACACTGTATCGAATAAGCTTCAAATTCTCGGCTTGGATTAGCCTCGCCGATATTCGCCTTTATTTCTTGCCAAATATGTACGGCCTCATGAATCAATAACCCGACAATTTCATTCGGAGACCTGTCGTCGGCATTCCCCATGCAAACAATGGCAATTGTTTTGCCGTCTTTTTCAAAATAATGAACAGTTGCATTGGCATGTGTTGTCGCCAAATAATCCGGCCAGTTTTTGCGCTTAATACCAAGCCGCTTTAGCTCTTTTTTAAATGCCTTCTCAGTTTTGCAAAGCCCGTAATGCACCGGCGAAATAATCAAGGCTCTATCAAGCCATTTGATTTTTTTACTCATGCACTAGCCCTCACATTACAAATCCACAACACCCGCGTTGCTGCCGGTTTAATCTCATTCAGCCCGACAACGGTATAAACCGTGCTGTTTACTGTCACCGTGTCATCGGTCTTAACCGTAGCACTCGCATCAAGCAGTAATTTTTTATCGCCCTGCATAATCATCGTGCCGTCTACGTCCTGCGCTCTGTGTTGGGTAAGCAACCCTTTCGGCGTTGTTGTCGCCGTCGTGGTTGCCTGGGTTCCCGTGTCGGGATCATAAGCGCCGGTTGTAATGTTTGTTACCGTGACCGATTGCCCATATTTAGTGAGCAATCGAAGCGCGGTAGCCTCTGCCCTGTCGTAAACGCCCATTAACGGACTATCGGCAGCTGCCCATTGCCGCCACTCAAAAACGGCTGTAACATCAAATCCACTGCGCGGTATTGCGTGTAGGGCAGTGCATTGATGTCGTATTCAACTTCTATCACGTCGATCTTTTCGCGGATAACAGCTGGTTCGAGGTTGGTTATCAGGTCCGCGCTTTGTACTTCAATCGCAAGCTTTATACAGGCGTTGATAACCTCTGTGGGTACTGTTGCGTCATCGACTAAATAGGGATAACTGCCAACAGCTCCAAAAACAAAAGGCTCCAGGTAAACCATTGACCTAGGCCAATCCAACGCCTGAGTAGCTGTGTTTCGATAACCCTTCCATCTGGCTCGATACATTTGCACCATTGCGTCAGTGGATTTAACTAACGATTGCTCGATGACGGCATCGGTAACGCCTGAGTAACTAATGCCGCGAGCGTCGCAATATGCTTTGTATTGCGCTACCGTTGCGTAGCTAACCGCGTTAGATAAACCTGTGCCGTCCTCGACTACAATCGTCATTTCTAGTCGATTTTCTTAGGTCCTTTAGTGACCTTATCGACCACCGGCGCTTCTTCAACAACCTCGTCGGCTTTATCGACCACCGGCGGCTGGCTGAAGTATTCACCCACAGCCAAACACTCACGCGCGTCAACAGACTCTTTCTGATACGATTGGCCGTCTTTGTCATAAATCGTTACAAAAGCCATTTTTAGTCACCATCTTTTGCAATAAAGGCGGCAAAGTTAATGCCGGTCGCAATTGTTCCCGCGACTTCGGTATAAATCCGCACATATTGATAAATTGTTCCATTTTGCTCATTGCGGAATGGCACCACAAAACGACCCGTTCCTGTATCGGCATCTGCTGGAGCAGTGGCATTCCCCATTTCAATCTGAGCAAGGCATACACTGCCGCTAGTCATTGCCGCAACGTTTGATCCTTCCAGGCAGATGAGGTAAATTTCATCTGTGCTTGCAACTTCAACAGCAGAAACGTCAATAACTAAATTGCCGTCAACAAAACCGGCACCCAAATCAACGACTGTTGTTTCAGTTGTGGTTGACGCAACCAATCCAGCCGCTTTTAAAGACAGCGAAGCGTCATAAGTAAAATTTGAATATGTAGACATAGTTATTCCTTACGCGACTACAGCGGCATCGCTGATAGACCAAAGACGGGTAACACAACGACCGTGGAATGCGGCGATTGACGAGTACCATTCGATACGGGTTCTTTCAACCGGCGCAGTTTGCAATTCGCCAAGATCACGAACATCCATACCGCCGTTTTGTATGCCGGTTAAGCCCTGGTCGCCAATGCTCATGATATAAATAGATGTCGCCGTTGCTGTGCCGCTTGTGGCCGCTTCGGTAAATGGCAATATTGATGTGCCCGTTTCATCCAAATCAACAGTCAGAATCGGCAGGCCGTTGTACATTTCGATAGGCTTTCCGAACATATCAACGCCCATTGTGATGAAACCGCCGACGCTGGTATTTCTAACAGCCTGAGTTAACCGTCGCTTCATGGCTTTGTTCATAACCATGTGAGTAGGCATAAACGTTTGGTCGATAGCCTCATCCAGCTTTGCCAGAGATAGCGGCGTACCGTTCGCGGTTGAACCGGCTGCAATCTTTTGGTTTCCGGTTACACGCACCTGCAAGCCATCGAACTCGCGGGGGTCGCTCAAAGAATCGCCTTTGAAAAATTTCTTTGTCCAGGCCAGACCAAGGGAGCGCAGCTTCATTGAAGTTTGGCTGGATTTCTGTTCGCGGCCCTGGGTTTGCAGGATGAATCGGTCAATATCGATTTCACCGCCTGCAATGACCAGCGTTTCGGTCAGCGGATTAAGAATCCCGACCGATGGGGTATAACTTTCGTTTACACCACGAAAGCCGATACTGGGGAGGGTTTGCTCACGGTTATATGCCAAGGCATTGCCGGGTATTGAGCGGAAAGGAAGGTACGTTAAAATAGCTGACGATCCTGCATATATTTCAATGATCGCTCGCTCTATCTCTGTTCCGTTGTTAAGTTTTGCCGCTTCAATAAGCGTTAATGCTGCCATTTTTCACCTGTTCTATGTTGCCCCTGTGGTTTGCGAATAAAGAACGTTTAATCTTTGCTCAGGGGGTAAATGTGATAAATCTTGTTTTGACTGCCTGTTTCCGTTATTACCCGGAGCACCAGCGCCTATGTTCGCCGGTTTGTGCCAGCGACCTGTCGTATCTGTGTCACTTAGCCATTCCAACGGTGAGTAAGCGCTTTTTCCGTCCTTTCCTAAAACCACTTGGCCGTCCTGAACTAATACCGCCTCGCCGTCGTCGGTTAACGAAAACTTGTTCCTGGCATGGAGTAAAATGTCTTCCATGTAATCGGGATTCAGCGACTTCACTTGCAGCGCCGCGTTCATGATTTTGGATTCCAGAACTCTTGACTCAAACGCTTTCGAGCGTTGAAGCGCCTGTTCTTTTTCGGCCAGAATCGCGTCTAACTGCTTTTGGTGTTCCGCCTTCAGTTTTTCGGTTCGCTTGCTGAAAACTTCGTCATGCTTGCCTTCGGCGAATAGCTTTAGCTCTTCGTTTTGCTCAAACATTGACTTGATCTTTTTCAAGCCTTCGATGTCGCCTAGCTCTGCTAAAGCGGCCTGTAATTCTTTCGCCGTCTGCTTTGCTGTTTTTGTTTCGTTCAGCAATTCGGCTTGTTTTTTCGTCAACGGCTCTACCGCTGATTTAATCGCCGTATCAAACTCGGATTGTGCATCCGGGTTAGCGGCTAGTAATTCTGCTAATGTCATTTTGTTCTCTGCTTGTTGGTAGTCTCAGACTATGGCACGGCCATTAACGATAATGTTATATCGTTGCAGTAAAATTGATATGGATGATGTACAATGTTGCTGTATAAAAGCAGCAACTAGCAGGTATAATGAAAAGCGCAGAATTTACTAGAATGGCGTCCTTGTTGTGGGGGTCAGGATTTCACGGGAAAGCGGCAAAACATTTGGGAATCGACAGGAATACTGTCGGCAGGTATGTGAGAGGTAAAACTCGTCACGGAAAGATCGTGACAATAAAATCCGAAACAGCGGATAAATTGCGGGAGTTATTTGATGAACGAAACAGATGTAAAAATTGAAAACGGTAAAATCGTTATATCCGATGAGTTGCGTGAAAAATTGATAGCAGCTACCGGTGATGTTATTGCTGTTGATTATGCACTCAACCAACTAGCCAACATTTTAAAAACAGGCAACGAAAGCATGAAAATCCTTGCTGAAGGTCTAAAAAAGCTTGCTAATAAGCGCGAAAAGCCAAAGCCAAAGCCAGCAAAACCGTACTGGCGCACAGGGGAACGGTGGTAATCCAATGAACAATTCGTTGCTATGGACACTAGCGGTAGTAGGCTTATGGAATACCATAAATTTAGCCGGTAGAATTTATTACAAAGCCGAAACTAAAACCTATCTATGGAGCATATTTATAGGCATGTGGGCATCGGTCATATTGTGGCAATCATGGATAAAATAAAAGCAGACGACTTGAGAGAGATTATTGAGCATCTCCCAGGGCTAATAAAGGACGCTCAGGTGCTTAAAGACAGGATTAAGCGGGAAGGCGGAATATCGGTTATCGATTTGTTGTTGTGGCAAAAGCAAGGGGATTCGGTCCCAATAGTTGATGAAATAACTGCGACCATAAAAGAATATTACGCCAATTTAGACCAACGCAAAAACGGCGATTCTGCAATGATCGAAGCTTTTGAAAAAATACAAGAGTTACTCGGCGTTCATTGGATCGCTGGCGCTTCACTTAAAGCACAAAAAAGCCCGGACTAGCCGGGCCTTGTTATTTTTTACTGTTTAACAACTTGCCAACAACCCAGAAACATCAATCCCAACGCACGCACACGCGTTAAGGTGTGATTTTACAAGAGTTTCATCATCAACCTGATTACCGTATCTGGGCTTAGGAATAACCATCGCCTTTGTCACCGCTTCGGCCTGGTCGTACTGCTTCCAAAATTCTTTAGGTGCTTTGCTTTCGTCCTCCGGCAACCACTGACGGTGTTTACCGACCACGCGGTTTAAACGATCCATGACCGCTTTGTTTGTTGGGTAAAAATGGATGGTTCCAACACCTGAATAATACCGAATATCAAAATATTCAGTTGATACCCGATTGCCGCCTTTTAATTCATCAAATCGCTTATCGAACAGGTTGTGCAGTGATTGCTCACATTGCGCTTTACCCTCAAGCATTGCAAAAGTTTTGTCGAAGTCCTCAAGCTTTTTCATGTCCCGATAATCAAGGCGCTCACTGTAAAAGTTCTTGGCCGGGATAATAAACCGCGTCATCATAACCCTGAACGCCTGTTCTTTGTGTTTTTGGTTAGACTTCCAGCCCCGGTAATAAGCCCTGTTTTCTGGTCGGTACTTCGTGATCTCATCAAAGCAATCGAGCAGCATTTGCACATTAATTTCACCCTGGCTATTGACCAGGCCAAGCAGGAAACCACGGATATTCGACTCGGTGAAACTCAATTGTGAAATTGATTCAAAATCAGCGACCAGCTTTTCATAAGCTTTTGACGACAGGTATTTACTAAACTCTGTCGATTTTAAAATATTGGTCCACGCGCGTTTCTTCAAATCATCGTATCCGGCGTTAAACCGTTCGGTTAATGATTCCGGCGATACGTTGACAGGATTAGCGCTTTGATTAAGCGAATTGCCAAGCAGCGCCCTGTAATAATCCGCCTCTTCTCCGGCGATTGAAGCCGCTTTTAACGCGCTCACTGCGGCATTGAACATAGTCACAGTATTGCTGATGGCATTGCACTTTATCGCCAACTCCTGCCGGTTGTCGTAATGCAGGCTGGTTGCCTTGTCGATCTCCAGGCCGTGGGTAAAATTGGCTTTGATGTCATTTTTTCGCTCAAGCCAGATTAGCGCAATCTCTACGTTGGTTTTGCGCAGCGTGTCGGGATCGGTAAAAGCCGACTCGATAAATTCAACGGTTCCGTGATCTTTAATCAATCCACACAGGAATTGACGCGCTTTAGTGCATGGGTTCTTAATGGTTTCGGCATTGACTATGGCGACAACTTCCCCGTTGAACAAAAGATTGTAAGCCTTGATGACGTGCTCAGCACCCTGGCTAAACGGTGGGTTAAGCAATATGTGACTGTAAAGCGATGCGCCCTCAAACCGCATGAAATCAGCGTCTATGACAGTTAACCCTTTTGCTCGGAGTATCGCCTGATTGTCGAAATCAAGCTCTATGCAATCGACTTTAGGCCAATAATGCTTATTGCCGGTCAGGAATGGCTCTAACAGATGGCCCCGTCCGGCGCTTGGTTCCAATAGTCGGGTAATTCGCTTGTTTTTGAAAAGGCCCTTGGCTTTAAATGCTAGGGCTGATGGGGTGGGGTAGAACTCATTCATCATCGTCCTCGTCAATCTCAATCCACTCGTTATCAATCAACTCTTCAATGCCGCCGTAATTTGATTCATCACGCATATACTTACACTCGTGCAAATATAGCGTGTAAGTCGCAATAGCATCAAGCTGTCTTTGCGCTTCGTCTTTTGTTTCGCAAGGCTCGCCAACAAAGATATTTCTATCACCAAATGCCGGCACAAAAAAACATCTAAATTTATTCATTGTCATCACCCACCGTCTCCCCATAAACGGAACCAATATAAAAACGCATTGCCGCTATCAAACTAGTTTCACCAACAAACATTTTGCTATTCATGTCCGGAACATCAGCCATCCATTCTTTATGATCGCATTTGTAAAAATCATAATTCAGACAAATTTTTTCGCGCTCAATAATAGGCCATCCTTGCGCCGGGTTGGTGGATGGTGAATACACATAATAATATTTAATGTTGCCATCAATAAATGCGGTAAAGCATCTATCGTTTTCAAAATAAGCATATTTACCCTCAGCCATCGCAACCCAATAATCCAGCTCTAATCTGGACAGCTCACTCACTAATTTTTTAGCCATTGGTTTTTCCTCATGTATTTGTTATGTCCCCGAAACCAACTTCGGGAACATAGGGTGTTAGATTAAGCGCTTATCGGCTGTTGACGTTGTTTAGCTGATTCAACCCGATCACTGATCAACGACAACAAGATTTGAAACTTATCCACAAACCAGCGAGGCTGCGTTTGGTTCGGGTTCTGCTGGCTGGTTTCGTTTTTGCCGTATTCCAAACCGTGTGCAGTTATGGACCAGAAATGCTTAACCGTTTTTCCGGTTGATCGACGTTCCAGTTTTTCAAGCAGGCCAAGCTCAAACAATATCTGATTTGCCCGGACCGCCGACAAGCCGACATCGTGTTGTTTCAATAAATCGCCTAATGCGCTGGTTAACTTGTCGTCCGAATATGCCGGTAAAAAGCGCGTATCAACGCCTTTTAATTCACCAAGCTTGCTAAGCATTCTAATCTTGCTTGTATCGCTCATGCGAAGCATTCTGGCGGCTGTTTCGGCTATTTGCAGTTCAATCATTGGCAATGCCGCATGATCAACAGGTTGTTGCTTGGCCGACTCAAGCTCAAGCCAGCGTTTGTTTATAGCGTGGCGTGCTTTAACGTCGTAACCGGTGATCAGCGTTAATGTATGCTCGCGGTCCAGGTGGACTTCTGACCAGTAGCCACGGTTGTCTAAAATTACTGTAACGCCTTGAATTTCATTGATGGCTAATTTTTCAGCCATCTTTTCTTTGCTAAATTCATACAATCCAGTAAAAATTTGAACTCGAATATCGGCAATTACGTTTTTATGCTCTTTGCCGGTCAACTTTGCAATTTCAGTTGATGACATGGTTTCGGTGGGGAGTGTTAACGAATTGCTTGAAGATGGCGCGAATGTATTCATGATGTTTCCTTGATTTTGAGAAAAGACAATGGTGTCAGGAGTTCTCAACTGTCAAAGGGCAGTCAGGCCTATTCCCCTTTCGGGTATTTTATTAGCCTACTCCCGACATTGATCTGAACTATACGGAATTTCCGTATAGTTGAAAAATGGCAGGCACAAAAAAACCGCATGTCTATCGGGCGCGGGTTCCGCTCTGAAGAGTTGAGAGACTCTGAATAAAGCATAGCCCCACCCAAGCGATATGTCAATGCAAGCGTATTAATTGCCAAATTCTCTCGTTGTTTTATATAGTGTTGATTACCTATATAACTTCCTGTCTTTAATTATTTTTGTGATTTGTATCACGTTTTATTTTCGTTACCCTATTGACATTATATATACAATGTATATAATAGAGCCATCAAAACAAGAAACTAACCAGGAGATTAAAATGAACGCAACCAACCAAGAAATAGAAGCGGTAAGAGTAATAGCAAAAGAAGAAGGAAAAACACCTTTAGAATTGATTACTTTCTTACAATCAGCGGCTGCTAAAATTGGTGATGAAAAAACACTATCAAAACTCTGCTTAATAAAAAGAACCTTTATTGATGAAATAATGGCGGCATGATAACAACCCGCCGCACGGACGCGGCATAACACCACCGGAGATACGAAAATGAAACTTTCGCAATTAAAACAAGTTATTAGCTCTGATATTAACTATGGAGATATAGACCATATTATCCGCATATGTGGAGACCAAGAATGCTCTTTTTTTAAAACATTCAAAAACCCAAGAGAAATTAGACGAACATATCCTAACATTGATAATCTAAGCGGTGTTAATGAGGGGTTAATAATAGACAATTCCGGCTTTTTAATCAGGGTTGTTTCCAATTATGGAGAAAACGAAAACGTCGCAAATTTTGAATATTTAGTGTATGGCGATGAATAATGGAACTACCAAGTCCAGTGCAAATAAAAAAGCTCGCATGGATGCTGGCTTAACCCAAACAGAAGCCGCCATTTTAATTTATTGCTCATTGGGAGCTTGGCAAAAATGGGAACAGGGTGACAGAACAATGCACCCTGCTTTCTGGGAGCTTTTTTTGATAAAGACCGGCCAATCGTAAGCTTTGATTACCTATTTATTTTCGTTACCCTATTGACATTTTATATACAATGTATATAATAGAGCCATCAAAACAAGAAACTAACCAGGAGATTAAAATGACAACATATAGAAAAATTACATATAAAAACGGGGCCTGGATACAAATAAACTTTGTTGATGGCGAGCCTATGACCTACGAAGTAAGCCGCGAACATGGAGTCGGGGTATTATTACAACAAGCTGCAGAAATGATTTTATTAGGCTTTGAAGGTTGTCTTAAATTTGACAAACTGGAAACTGAAATTAACTCACATTTATGAAAACCACCCGCCGCACGGACGCGGCCACCAACACCACCGGAGATACGAAAATGTCTAGATTAGACGCAGAAAAAGCTTATAAAAAAGCACTGGCAGATTGGAATAAATCACAGTTTATAAGTGAAGAGGCATTTAACGCCGCCGATGCCGCGCTATATATTGCAAGAAAAAACTTGGTTGATACTGAAATAAAACAACCGACTTACAAAGAAATAAAAAAACAAAATGAAGTTTTACGGTTAAGAAATCGCGGCTTAGATGTATGACTGAAAACAAAGCCAAGGCGGCACGGATAGCCGCCAAACTTTCAGCAAGGGAGGCCGCCAAACTTGTCCAGGTTGCAACTGTGACCTGGCAGGTTTGGGAAGGCCAAACCAAACGCAAGACAGAAATCCCGTTTGCTACTCTTGAGTATTTCAGGCTTGTTACCGGGACGCATCCGACGCACGTTTTAATTGAGCGTTAATAACTTAGCCGTATTTCTCAGTTAACTGCTTAAGAGTTAATTCCCGCCCAGTCTGATCCAATAATTGAGAGGTCGTTATCTTCCCGTCTTTCCAGAGTTGATACCGGCCTTTCCCCAACATTTCTTCAACCTGCGCCGGCGGCACCCGCTTAAGGTATTCATCAAACGTGATTTTTGCATCAACCGGACCGATGGAGCTTGCTCGCTCAAAGCCTGGCGTAGATTCTTTGGGGGTGTAGATTGACTGCGCTGAGGTGAGGCAACGGCATTTTACGTGCAATGGCGCCTGTTTAAACGGGAATTTGTTCGGCGCAATCGGCTTTTTTTCTATAACCGTCCATTTCTTTCCGCTGCGGGGAATACACTGCTGCACGCATGTATGGCCGTCGAGAGTTGAAACGTGTACCAAGCACCTTATCACGTCCGCATTAGCTTCAAATACAGCCATCCTCGCATCGTTTGCGACAGTTTGAATCGAGGTATGCACCAAGCCGAAAGCATCCCGCTTGGCCTTCAAATCGAGCAATTCGTTAACCGGGTTTATCAGTTTGCTGTAGTCGCTGCCCTGGAGTATGCCCTGACGGATAATCCCTCCGAACTTGAACTTAACGTCTGAAGCTTGCTTATCCCACCAGGCAGCCAACGGCGAACCATCAAACATCACATTGGACATGATGCTCTTCATGTGCCCGACAGTGGGCAATCCTGCGGCAATCGTGATCGGGATAGCGGCCTGGACTGCCGCCTGCGCCGTGCCGACAACGTGCATAAATAACGACTCAATATCAAGCTGTGTCGCGGCCTGATTGTAGTAAGCGTCTATCACCGCATCGGCTTCATTTATCAACGCCTGCACCTGACGTTTAGTCGCTTCAAGCAGGTATTTCTCCGACAGGATAGACAACAACTCGCGCTTCATCCGTTTTAGCAGCGCTTCAACCTCTTTCCGTTGCTGGGCGTCAAAGCGGTTTAGGTAGAGGGAGTCGGTAATTATTTTGTCGTCTATTGATGTGGGCATTTTTATTCAAACCTAAACGAAAAATATCTTTTCAAATCTTTCTTTAAATAAAATTCGTCTTTTTTAGCTTTTTTCATCAACATATCTACATTGTTTTGCTCGTCTATCATATACCTAAGCGCGTTTAGCTCTTCGTCCGAGCAAATCCCAAGAACATCTAATTTATTTATTCTTTCAATAAGTTCTGATTTTGTAAATTTTAAAACAACGTGTTGGTCATTTACAGATGTAAACAATGCTGAAATATTGCCATTATCATTTTTAACTTGTTGGAATTTAATATCAAGTGCAGTCATATACTCTCCGTTAAAGCGCAATCGTTACAAAATGGTTAACCGGAAACAGGGTAACGACGCCTGCTTTTGCTCCGTCGAGCTATCCGGTTAATTTGTGCTATTTTTTAAAACAAATCAACATCAATCATCATCAACCGATGACTCGATTATCTCCAATAAAACCAATGTGGCATATTCAAGCGGAAACTTGAAATTATGCGCCTCTTCCTGGTGTTTGTTTTGGATTAAATCGTGTGCTGCTGAAATTAGCCGAGACTTTTTAAAGGGCGAATCAGTTAACGCAATCTCTAACAGCATCTGTGCAGATGTTAGTCTGCCGTCATTGATACCATTAAAGTCAACCTGTTCTGGCAGGTTATCCCCTGGATAATCTTGAGCGTCAAGCGTGTCATCAGATGATACGATTTCGAAAGACTTAAACCCATCCGCACAAATCCCGATTATTTGGTCATATTTGTGATCGTGACTACCGCTTACCACTACCCTAATACTGTCTAACTTCTCGTTAAAATGAACTCTCAAGACGTCCTTTTCAGCACTATAGTTTCTCATTTTATCAATGAAAACCAGTATTCTAGAAAAATGATAAATATTAGAAGTCCTGTACCATATTTGTATTCCTAGCGCTGAAAATATTCCGTTATAACTCAACTCATGGCCATTTTTACCCATTAATTACCCCTATTTTTTAGACTAAAATCAATTTTACGGCAATTCTGTAATTGCAGCTTGCTCTTCTTCAATCGTCCTTCCGTTTTCTATTAGCTCTCCCTTTTTCAGATTATAGAAAAGTGTCTGGTGACTGATGGCGCCAGCCTGATGAGCCCTGACAAAACTATCAAGCTCCTGCGGCGTCATCGGGTACGGCATCATGTCACGGTTCAGTTCAATTTTGAAATCGTTGTTATCGGAAATACCTGACCACTGGAACAATAGATTTACAGACCAATTCAGAGCGCTTTCGACCGACAGTGAAACCTCGGCAAGCTTAGAGTTATCGCCCATTGCGTGTATTGACGCCGTTTCTGCTGTTTCTACGCCCTTTGGTGACTCTCTGAGCAGACTTGATCCCTCAGCCACCATTTCATCCAACAATCGCGCCATTCTCGCCTGGATCGCCGCCGCCCCGTTTCCGGCCATTTCCAGATAGCCCCATTTTGCCGCCGGGTTGTTGGTCGTTATCGCTGCGCTTAAATTAATCTCGGTTTTTTTCTGTGGATCGTTAAGTTCATTGAATCCGGCCAGCACTGGCGTCGGCGTGGCAATCAATCGGCAAAGATTGGCGTCCATGACATCAGCTTTCAAATGCGCGATATTGGCATTTACCAGGCCCATAATCATGGGCACCGAAGGCTCAACATCCGGGTAAATTTTAAATGGGATGAATCTCATCACCGCCCCGGCCATTTCCGGGTATGTGGGCGCATCGATCAATTCGTATTCATTACCGCCCGCGGTTGCCGCATCTTGCCGTTTACGCCAGCGCATAACACGGTATACCCCATCCAGAATGTCCAACGTCCGGTAAATCTCTTCTTCAGACTTTTTAAAGCCGCCATCAGCCGGGTTAAACTCTACTGACCCGTTTTCTTCTTTGAGCAGCACATAATTGAGCTGCCCATTCTCGCAATTCCAATCAAGGATTGACTCGGCACTGTAAAAGCAGACTTTTACCCGGCCGCCGCGTTTTTTGTAATCCTCCAGGCTTTCACCCTCGATACCCGGGTCTGCATCAAGCAATAAACCATAACGAGTTACGGCCAAGTGTTCCGCGTGGAGTTTTTTTGCAAACTCGACTATATTTGTTCCGCGCCCGTCCAGGTTGTCTAAGAGCGCCTGCTGCTTTTCTGTGACTTGTGACGGTACAGGCGGCTTTCGGAATGCCAAGCCCTTATAAATCCACATTGACGCCGATACCTTATTATCGACATGCGCGTAATTAATACGCGCGGCATAGTCCTCTTTTTTCTCGCCGACAAGCATCGGCAGGACTTCACAT